CTGGTAATTCATTTTTTATAAATGCCTCTAGTGCTTCTTTTAAATCTTCTACAGTCATTAATCCTCCTCTCTTATCTTATTCCTAAGATATTTCTATCTATTGTTCTCATTTCGTTTCTATTTATTGTCTTTTCAGCAACACCAGTTAAAGCATCAGGAGCATCATCATGTTTGTTTTTTCCTTCCTTCTGATAAGAAATAATATCTTTTGCAAACTCACTCCATTTATTTTTCCAATCAATAGGCATATAGATATTTGCATTAACCCAAGCACTATTTGATAATATTCTTGCTATCTTATTTCCTGATTGATGGAACCATTTAACAACTGTTTTATAGTTTCCTTTATCTCTCGTAATTCTTTCAATATTTCTTGCGAATGCTCTACCACCATTGTTGCTTTCTATATCTGCAACATTCACATTAAACTTTTTATATGCTTCAGCAACAAGAGGTTCTGTTATTTCCATAGCTTCTTTTGTATAGATAACATCTAAAATATAAGCACTATCCTTGCAATCAGCATAAATGATATTACATAGAAAATCATCTCCTGTATCTGCTGTATCACAATAGGCTGAGATTTTAACAATCTTTTCTTTAGGTAATTCTACATAAGTTTTAAATTCATTGTATAATCTACCTTTTATATCAATTGGTTCTTGCTGGTAGTTAGCTGAAGCTATTTCTGGTCCCATAGCTTTAGCTTTTGATAAAAAAGATTTATAACTTAATATTTCATCACAAAGCATAGTACCTTTATCATCCTGAACAGCTTTCATTTTAATATGTTTAATCTTTTTACCTTCTGCTTTATAATGTTCTATTGCTCTACCAGCTAAATCACCACTAACCCAACGAGTCATTATAATTATTATCTTTCCACCTTCTTCAAGTCTTGAAAGCATTGTTTGTGCATACCATTCCCAATGCTTATCTAAAACATTAGCATTGTAAGCTTCTTCTTTATTTTTGATTAAGTCATCTATTATCATAAGACTACAACCAAACCCTGTAGCAGTTCCACCAGGTGCTGTTGCTAGATAGTTATTGTATCCACCTTCTAAACTCCAAAGGTTCATAGCACCATCACCTTGTTTTATACTTACACCAGGAAATATATCTGAAAAAACTATTTTATCTTTGTCACCTTTTATCTCTTGAATAGTGTTTCTAACATTCTTAGAAAATGTAGTTGATAAAGTTTCATTATAACTTCCTGTCATAATTTTTGCATTTATATCTCTACCAAGTAACCATTCTACTAAGTTTCCTACTGTTCTTGATTTTCCGTGTCTAGGTGGAAGATTTAAAATAAGAACTTCATCATCACTTGTAAGGAAGTTTTGTAAGTCATTACATAAGTCAACTAAAAATTGTCTCTCATATTTATAGAAGTCAGGAGATTTTAAATAACAATAAAAAAAGAACTCACGTCTTGCAAGTTCTAATTTTGCTCTTTTTATTGCTTCTTTATTTATCTCCACCAAATATCACCTTTTTTAGTTCATCTGTTGATAATCCTTTAAAAGGATCTTCTGATTTTAATTCTCCTTTAACTTCTAGTTTTTGAGTATACTCTCCATCCATTTTATTTAATATATCAACTGCTTTCAATCTATCAGTATCTTTTGTTTCTTCTTTTAATATCAACTTAGTTAAGAATTCTCTTCTCTCAATAGCTGTCATAATTCTACTACTTTTGGCTTTTTCTTGTAGTTCATTTATATATCGACAAATCTCGACATTCTGTAATAAAACATTGGTTCTTGTCTTACTATATGTCTCACTATATCCAGATTTTATCGCAGACTCAGTAGCATTTCCAGATGCTACATAAAACTCACAAAAAGATTTTTGCCTTGCATTCAACTTCAATGCCACTTCACCTCCAATTATTTATAAATAAAAAAACTCTCGTAGAGGACGTATCCTATTCATTTAAGAATCACGAGAGTATTGATATTTAATGGCGTGCATATTGGATTCTCACCAATGAAAGACTATCGCGTCTAGCCAGGATATTAGCCCGATGCACCATATCAATTTTGACTTTTTTACAAGAGTCAATAACTTGTTTGTTTTAAACTTTCGTATATTAACATTATATAACATATAAAAGTTCATTACAAGGGCAAAAAAGGTGCAAATTAGGTGCATTTTAAAAGAAATTTTTTATTAAACCTTTTAAAAATTCACTATCAAATATAGAAAAACTCATAATTTCAACTAATTTATTTCTATTTCTTTTAATTGTTGAAGTATCTACACTAAATTTTTCTGCAACATCTTCCATTCTTAATTTTTCAAAATAAATTAGTGGTATTATATCTTTGTACTTTTCACCTTCTATTGAGGATAATCCATAATCAATTAAATTAATTCCATATTCAAAAAATTCTATTTCTTTTAATCTTTCCTCTTTTATTATTTCCCTTTTTTCCATTTCACTTAAATTCTTATTATTAACTGCTTTTATTTCCTCAATAGAATATTTTTTCTTAATTTCAATATTATCTAAATTATTTTTTAAATATTCTATTCTGTTTTTATAATATTTGTAATTCTTTAATAATTTGATAGTTTTCTCATATGGTGTTAATGTATTTTTACCTGAACCATCATTATCTTTTAAAACTCCTAATTGTTTTTTTACTTCAGTTTGTATTGCTTTTTTTATATCCTCTGTTATCATTAAGTTCTCCTATTTCAATCATTCTAAATTAATTAATGTATTTGAATTATTTCCTTGAACTTTTGGAAGTTTTCCATCCCATTTTTCAATGGTCATCTTTCTTAAAAGTTGAGGTGTTAATGAATTACTTTCAACTGCATTTGCCTTTGCTTGTAATTCTTTTTCTTGTAAAGAATATTCTGCTAATCTTACTTTGTTTTCTGCTTCAACTTTAAGTTTTTCTTGTTCTGCCTTAGCTTTTTCTACTGATTGTTCTGCTACTTTCTTACTTTCTATCGCTTTTTCATATTCATCACTGAAATCATGATTAACTATAGACACGTTACTTACAGACAGACCATATTGAGCGAAATCATCTTTTAAATCTTCAAATATTAATCTTGATATCTCTGCTCTTTTACTTACAAACTCTTCAATAGTGTATTTTGCTATTGTAGCTTGTATTATTTCTTTAACTCTTGGCCTAATAAATCTTTGTTCATGTTTATTATTAAAAGCTCTATATAAAATCTCTGGGTCTGTGATAGAAGCTTGGACAGTGAACTCTAATTTTATACTTTGCATATCCTTTGTTGAAACTTCCATTGTTGTATCCATTTCTTCTGTTTTTCCAAAAATATATGTTTTTTCTCTTGTTTCCATAAATGTCTTCCCTTGAACAAAAGGAATTTTTAAGTGCAAACCCTCAGTTTCAACTCTTGTTATTTTCCCAAATGTTGATATTATAGCAACTTCTCCAGTATCAACAGTATAACAATTAATTATAGCTAGTATAAGTAATAAACCAGCTACTCCTCCAAATATTCCAATCTTTACATATTTTTTAAATTGTTCCATTTCATCTCTATATTCCATATTTATCTCCTCCTATATTTCTTCAACTTCTACTATTACACCTTTAAAAGAATTTTGCTTTTCCATAGTTATAGATTTTACATACTTATCTGTGTCATCATTAATTAATTTGCATTTTACTAAAGCATCTTCTATCATCTTAAAAAGATAAGCATGATTAGATACATCTAATCCACTATTAAAATACATTTTTATTGATACTGGATTTTCAAAAGGTTTCTTTATTCCTACAATACTTCTTACAAGAGTAGCTATATATTCTTTATCTTTAGAACGAATATTCCAATGAACTCCAGAATATATCTTATTTAATCCCCAATCTTTACTTGTAATTTTTAATGGAATTTCAAATCTTTGTTTCATTAACTCACCTCAGTCATAGAATACTCTAAAATCTCTAAAGCCTTTCCAGCTTCTCTATAATTTTCTCTCATACTTTTAAAGATACCTTTCATATAATTTCTTTTTAGTTCATTTATATATTTTTTTCTTTCTTTCCATATCTTTTTTCAAAAATCTCTTTGGTTTTTTCATTCTTTGATTTTCTCCTTTTTATATTTTCCATTTCTATAGTCATTCAGTTTCTCAATATGTTTATCAAAATCTTCATCTGTCAGTCCTGTTAAAAGCAACAGATTCACAGTAGCAGTTATGAGATCCAAACCTTCTGCTACAAAATTATCTCTGTTCTTAATAAAACTGTGACTCAAGCTTTTCACTTCTACTTCATTTAATAGTTCATTAAACTCTTCTTTTACTTTCTCAAGCTGAGCCAAAGGAGTAGCATAAGCTATTGATTTATAGTTTTTCAGTTTATTTAAATTTATAACTTTCTTTTCTTCTTTATCTTTCCAAATATGACTTTCTAAGAATCCTTCAAATCCTTTATAAGTTTCTACTATGTCAAGATAACCTTGTAATACTCTTTCTTTTTCTTCTTCATTTAAATTATCTAGTGCATTATAGTAAACTTCACTTGTATGCTCTTTACCAAAAGATAAATATTTCACCTCTATATTGTATCTAACCATTTTTACTCAACCACTCCTATTAGATTTATAACTTCTACATCAGAAACATTATAAAAATCAGGTTCACATTCAAATTCTTTTTGAAAATCTAAAATAACTTTTCTTAGTCTTTCATCTAGTATTTTTTCTTCTTCTTTTGTCAAATTCATATAACCTTCTGCAGCTTCTCCAACTTCATTTTCAGCAAATGATTTTAAATGTTCAATAACTGTATCAGCTATTCCTCCACAATCCTCTTCATATTTTCTAGCAGTTCCTAGATAAAAATATAAATATTTCTCTTTTTTAGCTTCTTTTATTCCAGCATTGATAGCTTCTTTTCTTGTATCATATAAATCGCTATCATAATAATCTCCATCGAAACTATAGACATATTGTTTTTTATTCATTTTCTTCTCCAATCTTTGCATAATTAATTTTTAATAATATTTCTCCATCCATTCTTCATTTTTTAAAGCATTATCAATTATTTCTATTTCTAAAGTATTATCTTTTAAATAGTATAGTAAATTAAAATTACCTTTATTAGGAATAGAAACAAATGGAGAAAAATTTTCTTCATCCATATGAGCAACTCCATATTCTATTTTTTTTAATTCTCCTGTTCCCCATTCTTTCCATTGACATTTTAAAATATCTCCTTCATAAACTTCTTTATCATTTTTATCAACACAGAATAAGAATTGTAGTAAACAATAATCTTCTCTTTGCTTAATCTCAATAGAATCATTTTGAAAATCTATCAAACCTGAATATAGTTCTAAAACTTTATTTTTATTAAAAGTTTCTGAATTTACTATAAATCTTTTATTTTTGTTATCCCATATTCTAAATTTAATTTTAGACTTGTTCTCACTTATCCACACCTCTTTCATTATTCCAACTCCTTTAATCTTTCCATATATTTTTGATTACTCTAATACCTCTCTTTTGCTCTCCCAAGTGAATTCTCTATACTTACATTCACTTTTTAATCTATCGTAAATCTTATCAACACCTTTTATTTTTAGATGCTCTTTTATTTCTCCAGCATCTAAGTTAGTTGTGATTAGAATAGGCTTTCCTGTTCTGTATCTTTCATCAAAAAGTCTAAATAACTTTTCTTCTCCCCACATTTTGCCATTCTCTCTATTGATATACTCACTACCTAAGTCATCAATAAATAATAGATCCACATCTTTAACTGCTTGGATTAACTTTTCTTCTTCATCTGTACTAAATCTAATTTTATTGAAGTAAGCACCAAGTGAAAAACTCAACACTGAAAAGCCTTTTTCACTCAACTTATTACATACACAGTTAGCTAAAAATGTTTTTCCAGTTCCTACTCCTCCAGAAAATATATAACCTTTATTGCTTGTTGAAAATGTTTCAGCATATTTATAAAGTTCTTTGTAAATTTCCTTTTCTTCAGCATTAGTTATTTTTTTAGAATTAGAGAAAATATCACTTTTAGAGTTTCTATCTGTGATGCTTAGATCTTGAAATCTTTTTAGTCTTGCTTGTACTCTATAGCTTCTCATACAAGCACAATCACGAGACATTGTATAACCTTCATGTTTATACTCTTGTATTTCTCCACACTTCTCACATCTTTTTAAAACTATATCTCCATTTTCTAAGACTTCATTTTTTTCTTCTTTTATATTTATTAAGCTAGGATTTTCAAGTATTTTTATTATTTCTCTTATTTGTGTTACAGACATATTACTCACCCCACTTTATTTTTTTAGTTTCCTGAGTAGATGCAGGAATACCTATATTTTTATGAATTATTTTTTGATTTAGATACTTTTCAAATTTAGAGCCAAATAAAGTCTCAGGACACAAATATTTTTCCATATCTGTATTTAGCCATTCACTGCATTTTTTATCTATAACAGTTTTAAAATCTTCTAGTGTATAACCTTCTTTTATCCTTGCTTGGATATGTCTAGTTGTATTCTTAGAAGTTGATTTATATTTAGTTCCTGCTTTTGAATTTAAATATTCTACAGCATCACTATATATATTTTTATTATTTATATCTTTTTGTATATTAGTATCTTTATATGTCGGATTTTTTTCCGAGTTATTTTCGGATTTTTTTCCGAATTCACTCGGATTTTTTTCCGAGTTATTATTAAAATTCGGAGATTTTTCCGAATTGCTTTCAATAAAATTCCAACTTTTACCTTTTTCTGTTAATCTTATTAGATCCATTCCTTTATGTTTTATATATTCAATTATTCCTTTCTCTGCTAATACTTTTAAATTTCTATATACAGTATCAGCTTTTTCGAAAAACATAGGTAATTCTTTTAAGATTAAGTTTCTTGATACAAAATAATAAGTCTTATCATCAATTATTTCTTCATTAGCCCAAGCGTTAGCTTCATATAAAAGAGCTATTAATACACCTTGAGTTGCATTTAACTCCCATTCCATACATTTTTGATTATTCAGTGTTGTTGAAAATCTCATTTTAACCTCCTGCAGTTTTTGGAGAGCCTGTCATAACTCTCTTTTATTAATTCAATTAGTGAAAGTTACCCAGAGCTTGACAGGCTATGAGCAACCTCCACTAATTTAATCAATAAATTAGTTGGAATTAGTAGGAAATATTGATGTAAAATAATTAATGGAACATTTTACATCAAACATCTTTACCAGCTAGCTAGATTGTCCACAGATTAGGTCTTGCCTTATCTGTGTTAGGTAAAGATGTAAGATGATTAGTTTTTCCCATTCATAAAACTAATAAAATTTATAGTTACAAATTGACGAAACTGTAACGGTACGGCTAGTTTTAAAATTCAGATATTGTTATCCTATAAATTCCGAGTCTAATACTCCAACCACTAGCTTGTTTACACCTGCAAATGCTTAAATCTGTAAGGGGATAAAACATAAGATTCTAAGCCAAAGCCTACCCACATTCATGGACTTAGTTTTATCCAGTAGCTACACCTTACACAGATAGCCCTGAGAGAGTGAAGGAAACCAACAAGAAACTAAGGAATTTTAATTAGTAAAAACTTAGGACTATTTGTCTAAGGAATAACCTTAGAGTTTATTTGTACGATTAAAACGGAATTATAAATTAAAAAAAATAATAGGGAAACCTAATGCTTCTTGTAATTTCAAAAGACTTTGTAATCTTGGAAATTTACCATCTTTAAGCTTCAAAAGAATTTCTGAAACTGCTTGTTTTCTATGTCCCATTCTGTTAGCAACTTCATATCTATTTAAATTGTTTTCTCTTAAGAATAAATCAATTTTTGAATATAGTTTTTGTGCAATTTCTTTTTCTTTTTTCTTTTCCATAAAAATCACCTCTCCTAATTATATCCGTTTAAATAGGAAATGTCAAGCTGACAAATTCATAAAAAGTTTTTATATAAAAAAACCACTAATTAAAGTGGTTTGAAAGATATTTTTTATATTAAATCTAATAGTCTTGGTCTTCCAGTTGCTTTTTCTCTTGCATTATCTACAAGTTTTATAATAAATTCATCTACACTTGCTTCTTCACAAATATTAGTCAAATCTTCCTCACGTTTAACTTCTTCGTAAATTTCAACATCAAATTGAATGAAATCTTGAACCTTGTTTTCTATTAAATTTCTAAATAATGTTTTTGCTTCATCTTCAGTATATTCATTTTTATTCATTTTCTTGAATATATTTTTAATTGTTCTTGAAAGTTCTTTTCTTGCTTTTAAAACTAGTTCTAAATATCTTCCATTTTTTATATATCCCTTAGTTTCAATAAGATGTTCTCCAATTGCTATCATCCCTACTACAAAAAGAAGTTTTAAACCAATAGGATCATCTAACATTCTAAAAAATTTATCTTTTCTTGCTTGACTTTTATCATATCTAGTCATGTCTTCTATTATTTCTTCTAAAATATCTCCTAATGAATTCGCTATATTATCTGACATATTTTCATAAAAATCATCATATAATTTGACATATTGTTTCATCTTATGGTTTTCTCTTTTTTCTTTATTACCTTTTATTAAAAGTGAGGTACTTCTAGCAGTAAAAAATTCTTTTTTTTGATCAAGTTCTCTTAACACCCTTGGAATTATTTTCCCAACGGAAAATGTTAATATTTTAACTTTGTCATCTTCTCTAAAAGTATTAAATGGTTTTTTAGGAATTTCTATTCCATACTCTTCATAAATATTACTCATTTTTTTCTCCTTCTCCTCTACTGTTTGATTATTTATTTCTATGATATCACTAGTATTTTCAACTATATCATCAATAGTAGCAGTCATTCTCTTCAAATGTATTGAAAGTTGTTTTAAAGCTAGTAGTGAACTAATTTGTGATTTTTGATCTGCCATATTAAATATATTTCCAATTTCAATTATTTTATCTGATAGATACTTTTGAATATCAATACAAGCCCATGTTATTTTGCTTCTCACTCCAGAAGTTCTTTCTAATTTTTCATATAAAAATTGTTTTTCTTTATATTCTAAATTTAATCTATCTATTTTTTCTTCTAAATCTTTAAGTTCATCTTTTTTTAAAATAATGTTAGAATCAACATTTTTTATTTTTTTAACTTCTTTATTTTCATTAGATAATAATATATTAGAATCTTCTAAAATTTTTATTTTTTCTTTTAATTCTTTATTTTCTTCTAGCATTGATATTAATAAAATATCTATTTTTTGATTTTTTATAATTTTATTCTGTACAGCATTTTTTTTATTTAATAGATTTGCAATAAATTTTTTATCATTCTGATTTAACCTTTTTAATGTATATAATTTTTCTAATGTTTTTTTATTAAAATTACTACTAGTATTTTCTAACATTTTTTTAATAGTTTTTACTGATAATTTACTTTCTTTTGAAAATTTATAAAGACTCATATTTTCTTGTTTTAAATATCTTTCAACTACTTCTTTAATAGTGGTATTTTTATCTAAATTTTCTTTCATTTTTACTACTACTCCTTTTTTACTTTTTTATATAAAAAAGTATAGCACTTTTATTAATATTTTCAAATATCCCCTCTCAATCTTTTTATTTCTTCAAACATCCAAAAATTAGTTTTACTTTCTTTAAACTCAAACTCTTCTACAACATCATCACTAGGAAATAAAAGCCAACTAGCAAATAAATTTGCTTCATCTTCAATTTTACTTTTCCTTAGTATTTTTGTATTATCAATTAAAAATTGTATTCTATTAGAAGAATGTAAAATAGCATGTCCAAGTTCGTGAGCACAAACTAGCTTTTGGTCAAATTCACTTAGTTCGCTATTAATGAATATGTATTTTCTTCTTAATATTTTCTTAAAAAATCCTCTTACTTCTCCTAGATCTTGGTATATTATTTCAATATTTAATGCTCTAGCTAGTTTAAAAGGGTTTCTAGTTCTATGCCTTGCAATTAAATTTAATACCCTCAGTTTTATATTCATTTAATCACCAACTTTATTTCTTTTTTTGGTTTTTCTTTTTAGCATCAAAAAATGCATCCTGAATTGCCATAAGTACCTTTACTTTATCTTCTTGAGAGATGCTTTCATCATTAAACATCAGTGCAGACTGCTCAATTATATCCTCAAATTGTTTTTTACCTCTGCTATTCAATTCTTTATATAGTGGGTTTTTTAATATTTTTACACCTATATCTTTAGGAACAAAGCTTGAAAATAATTCTCCACGTTCTTCTTCTGTTAATTTCAAAGCTTTAGATATTTTCTCTAATGTTTTAATAGTAGATTTATTTTTACCAGTCTCAATATCTCCTACTGTTCCTTTTCCTACTCCAGCAAGTTGAGCAAGTTGAACTATTGTTAGATTTCTACTTTCACGCAATTTTTTTAAAACTATTGCTGTGCTTTCCATAAAGATACCTCCTATTCTTAGTATTTTTTATTATTATAAACTATTTCCGATTAAAATAGAAATTTTTTCTTGACTTATCCGATTAATTAGGATATAATAAAGACAAGATAAGAAAAGATAGCAATTTCAAATTTTTTTAAATAAAATATCCGATTTAATCGGAATAAAAGGAGAAAAAAATGAAAAACTATGTTTTAGAATTCACAGATAATGAATGGACTTTATATCACTATGATGAAGAACTAAATAACTTACCTGATATAAAAGGTGCTGAAATAAATCAATACTTTAATGTTCCTGATTTAAGTTATTTAGAAGATGAATATACTTCTATAAATGCTAATTGGGATAACATTGAAGAAGAAGGATATATAGACATAGAAATAACAGATCCAAAATCTGAAAGCACTTATAGTTTTAATGATAAGTTTGATGATTTCAATAAGTTTATTGAAGCTATAAATAATTTAAAAGATGAAATTGAAACTAAAAAAGTAAATGTAAGTGGTTGGGAATATGAAAGAAAAAATCAATATAAAAGCAGAGGATTAAGCATAAGAGATTTTATATAGGGAGTGTAAAAGCTCCCTCTAAGGAGGAGAAAATGGAAAACTTGTTAGATGAATTAAAAAACATAGTAGAAAAAAATAATAAACTTGAAATTATATATGAAATAGAATTTTCAAGCAGGAATAAAAAATGGGGAATAGATATATGGTGTCCTTATATTGAAGATTATATTTTTACTGATTGTAGTAAGCATTTTAAAGACTTGCTAGAAAATGCAATAAAAGAATTGAAAACATTTATAAAAGACTTTAAATGGGAGGAATAAAATGAAAGATTTATATTTTATATCAGAAGAAACAAAAATAATATTTGCTCTAGTAGAGTTAGATAAGAAACCTCAATTAGATTTATTAGGAGTTGATTATTATCATTATGCAGTAATTGAAGCTGGACAAAAATGGTATCACGAAACAAAGGATATTTTAGAAAAATCTAATCATCCAAAAGCTAAAGAAGCTATGAAACAATTAGAAAAGATTTTTAAAGGAATGGGACATCCAAAACATTAAAAAATAAGGGAGGGTTAAAAATGAATTGTAAGATTGTTCAAAAATATTGGTACAGAACAGAATTAAAAGGGCTCAATGAAAAAAGAATTTTAGACATAATAAAATTATTAGAACTTTGGGAGGGGAATGTAAATGATTGTTAAAGATAAATATGCAGAAGCTGAGTTTAAAGATATTGTTAAATATAAAATCAAATGGATTTTTAAAATTCTGAAAATAGCATCTATATTTAATATTATTAAATACAGAATTAAATGGATTTTTAAAATAGTTTATAAACTTTATATGAATTATGTTGAGCTATATGACTTTGAAGATCTAATTTAGGAGGAGAAAATGAACTTAAATTTTAGAACATTAAAAGCAAGTGAAATCGATGTGAAGCCACAAACAGTAAAAGAAAATGGTTTTTCTTTACTATTATATAAAAATGCTAGGGTTGATATGGATGTCTTAGATGAAACAGTAGGACCTATGAACTGGCAAAGAAAACATAGTAGAGAAAATGCAAATTGCATTGTATCTATTTATGATGAAGATAAAAAAATATGGGTAGAAAAAGAAGATACAGGAACTGAAAGTTTTACAGAAAAGGAAAAAGGACTTGCCTCAGATAGTTTTAAAAGAGCTTGTTTTAACTGGGGAATAGGTCGAGAACTTTATACATCACCATTTATTTGGATAAGTGATAGTAAATATATAAAAAAAAATAAAGAAGGAAAATTAACATTAACAGATAAATTTTCAGTTAAAGAAATAACTGTTGTAGATAAAGTTATAACAGAACTTGAAATCATAGATAGTAAAGGAGTTGTTGTATTTTCAACAAATTTGAAAACTAAATCTAAAAAGTCAAATCAAGCTGAATTTAAAAAGGCTATAGATATGATAAATGCTTTAGCTGATACTGAAGAAAAATCTAACAAGATATTTGATATGATAGAAAAATTTAATAAAAATAGTTTAATGGACTGCACAATTGAAGAACTTAGAAAAATATATGATGAACTAAAAAAATAGGAGGATATGATGGCAAAATTTTACGATGTAGTTAATGACTATATAGAAAGAATGGAATATTTAGAACAAGGTATAAATGCAGAAACAGGAGAAATGACAGATAATGCAAATCAGTTAGTAATATGGACTGAGGAACTAACACAAGATTTAAAAGATAAATCAGCAAATGTAATAGCAGTTGTCAGAAATCAAGAGCTTACTATTGAGGCTCTTGATAATGAAATTAAAAGACTACAAGCTATGAAAGATAGTTTAAAAAAGAATTTAGATAAATTTAAAACTTATATTAAAAGTGCAATGCTAGTAAATGGCATTGAAAAAATAGAAACTACACTAGGAAATATTAAATTTACTAAGTCTACATCTACAGAAATTTATGATGAAAGTTTGATAGACAAGAAATTTATAGAAGTTGTAACAACTGAAAAAATATCTAAGGAAAAAATTAAAGTTGCTTTAAAAGCTGGTGAAGAAGTTCAAGGTGCTAGATTAGTTGAAAATAAAAATTTAAAAATAGGATAGGTGAGTTAATGAATATAGTTATTTTAAAAGGTAGGATTACTAATAGTCCAACCTTGCTATTTGGAAAAACAGGTATAGGTTATACAAGTATTAATGTAGCTGTTGATAGATATAGCAAAGATAATAAAAGCACAGATTTTATAAATTGTACAGCATTTGGAAAAACAGCTGAGTTAATTGCTGAAAGGTTTATAAAAGGACAAGAGATTTTAATTGAAGGAAATTTGAAAGTAGATGTTTTTGAAAAAGAAGAAAAGAAACAGTATAAAACATCTGTGATGATTGAAAGAGTTGAGTTTTGTGGAAGTAAAAAAAATAATGAAAGCAAGGAAACAGAAGAAGGAGAAGCAACTGAAACGGATCCGAATTCTGATGAGTTTCCTTTTTAAGAAAATATGATAGGAGTAAATAAAAATGAAGAAATTAGGATACAGTAGAGCGACACAAAAATTGATATATTGGCTTTTAGATGACTTTGCTAATTTTTGGCAAGGAAATAATCCAGGAGCAAAACCAAGCTTTATAGAACTAGCTTACACTAAAGAAGTTTTAAAAAGTGAATTTATAAAAGTCTATGATGGCTTTGATACTGTTAAAAACGCTCAAGCATTCCTAATTTCTTCTTTAATGAATAAGGATAATCTAACAGTAGATGAATTGACTAGCAATGTTATAAAGGCATTACAGAGCCTAGCAATTCAAAATGGAGGCTTTAGCTTATCATTGAATGCCTTAACTCAAAAACAAGCCAATGATTTTGTTAAGTGGCTATTTGAAATGGCTATCTATTGGGAGATACCACTTAGACAAGAAATTAGAGATTTGTTTGCTGAGGATTATCAAGATACTTTTATTTGGGTAACACTTAAAAAGAAAATATGTTGTATATGTGGAAAACCAGGAGAGCTATAACATTTTGACAGAGTTGGAAGCTCAGGCTATAAATCAGATACAGGGCTAAATTATCGTGTAATGTGCTTATGTAGAGAACATCACGATGAAGCTGATAATTGTATCAGTCGTATAGATTTTGTTAAGAAATATCATTTGAATGGGATATACTTAACACCTGCACAAGTTAAGGAATTAAAGGGAGTATATAAAGGACACTTTCAAGCATTTAAGGAGGATTAAATGAAGTTTATTAAATTTGAATTTGGAGACGGAAGCTATGAATTAATTAAATTAAAAAGCATTGAAGGGATACAAATAAGAGAAAAAACAATCACAATATTAGTGGAAAGTGGTAAAGACTACTATTATACAAAAGGCTCTGAAATGCGAAATTATATAAAAAATTTTGAAGAAGTCAAAGAACTTCTATTAAAAATGTCTGAAAATTAAAAGCTAGATTTTACGACTATTTCAATTTTGGAAACAGTCGGAAAATACAGAGGTTGAACATATTTCTGACATCGGGAGGGTGTTAAAAGTATGGAAAATAGGAGGATAAAATGAAAAAAGAAAAGGTTTTAGAGATAGAAACTCAAGAAGTCTTTGACAAAATTGCAGTAAGAATTAAATATTTAAATGATGATTTTTTTGCAGGAGGTTTATTAAAAGAAGATGTTGAAAAATATAACTGTAGTTTTATAGAAAGTCCAACAGATTTAGAAGAACGCATAATATGGTTATATGACGATATTTACATATCAGATAACGATATTTATTGTTATTGTAAAGAAACAATAAATAAAATAAAAGAATTTGTTGATTATGTGAATGAAGAATATGGAATACCTAAGAGATGGAGAGCAGAAGAAAATGAAGAATATTATTTTTTAGATGGGAAATGTGAAATTTGGAGCACAATTGAAGAAAAAAAGAAAATAGACAAATCTTTCTTTGAACTAGGTAACTACTTCAAAACTAGAGGAGAAGCAGAAAAAGTTAAAGTTGAATTAAATAAGTTCTGGGAAAAAGTAAGAGCAGGAGAGATTGGAAATGATTAAACTAATAAAAAATAGTGAAATAGACAAAACAACAAGATATAAATTTTATGGAATTAGATGCAATTGTTGTAATAGTACTAATAATGTAAATGTACTAGAAATTAGAGCAGAAAACTCTAGTGGAGGTACAATAATTGATATATGTGATAAGTGTCTAATTGAATTAAAAGAGCAAATAGAGAAACTTGGAGGAGAAAATGTGGGGCTATGAAAATGACAATGAATTTTACGAATATGCAATATCTAAAGTTTTAGAGCATAAAGCAGATGAGCTAGAACAAAAGGAATTTAATAAACTAAAAAATATGATAGATAAAAAAGAAAATTATATATTTAAAAAAAAACTCCAAGAAATATCTGAAGCCAAAAAAAGAGTTATAAAAAAATTTCTGAACTATGAAAAACTAGATGATAGAGATTACAGCTTAATCAAAACAAATATAGATTTCTTTGATTTTAAGTTTAAAAAAGTAAGGGAGGCAGTTATATGATAAAAGCTAAGCCTCGTAAGAAAAATATAGTAAAAGTGAATGAGAAGCAAGAAATTAAAATTATTAAAAATTAAAACCTTAGATTTAGAAAAAGAAATTAAAAAGCTGATTGATGCTTCAAAAAGATTTTTTGGCTTTATAGATAAAGAAATAAAAATAGATAATATTTATTAAATAGGAGTTGATAAAAATGAATGAAATTGTAACTATAAATAATGTAAGAGGATATATAGATAAAAAAGGTACTGCTTGGCTAAATCTTGAAGATGTTGCAAGAGGTTTAGGTTTTATAAAAAGAGAAGTAAAGAATGGGAAAAAATATGAAAGAGTAAATAAGCAGGCATTAAAAGGGTGGTTAATAGAATTCGGAATTATAAATTCCGAAGATGATTTACCTGAATATATTCAAGAAAATGTATTTTATAAACTTTGTATGAAAGCTGATAATGAAGTTGCAAGGAAATTTCAAGATAGGGTATGTGATGAAATATTACCAAGTATTAGAAAGACTGGAATGTATTTAACTGACAATGTATTTGAAGTTATGATGAAAAGCCCTGAGAAAATTGGAGAAATGTTAATAGAGTTTGGAAAAACTAAAAAACAAAATGAACAATTAATTTTAGAAAATAAAGAAAAAGATAAACAGATAATTGAGTTAAAGCCAGCTAAAGAATATTTAGATAAAATTTTATCTACTGAGGATACAATGGCAATAACACAGATTGCAGCAGATTATGGAATATCAGGAATTAGATTAAATAAAATATTACATGATGAAAGATTTATAAGAAATGTTAATGGTCAATGGCTTCTATACTCTGAACATATGAACAAAGGCTATACGAAGTCTGAAACTATAATAATGAAAAGAAAAGATGGAACAGATAAAGCAATACCAACTACAAAATGGACTCAAAAAGGTAGATTGAAAATACATAATATTCTAACTAATCTAGGATTTTTAGCTAATATGGACAAAGAAAAGAAAATTTCTTGAAGGAGGAAATATGGCTGTAATAAAAATAACTAAAGCATCTGAATTAGTAAAAAGTGCAGGAGTTAGCAAAGGTAGCTTGTGTTGGTATATTCAGACTGGAAAAATTCCTAAGTGCTATTATAAAAAAGAAGAAGATAAGTTAAGAGGTGATTATCTAATAGATGAAGCTGAACTTTGTAAATTCTTTGGAATAGAAAAATAGTAACAAAACTAAAAAAGAAAGGAGGTGTTTTTTATAATGAAGGCTAGTAATGGAATGGGAACAATAGTAAAATTAAGTGGAAAAAGAAGAAAACCTTATGCTTTAAAAGGACAAGGAGTTTATACTGAAAAAGGTTACTATCAACCATTGATTGAGACATTTGCTACTAAGAAAGAAGCTGAAGCATTTAGAATAGCATATTTTAATAATAAGATTTTAGAAGATAAAAGCAAAGGAATTGAAGTTCCTAAGGAACAAAAGGCTTTATTGTTTGAAGATTTATATAAGATATGGCTAGATAATAAGAAACCTGCTAAAACTTCATTAAGAAATTACACCTCATATTTTAGCAATAGCAAGAAATTACACAAGTTAGATATAAAAAATATAAATGGGATCTTATTACAAAAGATTTTAAATGAACTTGATTTGAGTAAAGGCACTCTAAGAAATTTAAAATCATTCTGGAAACAATTATTTGACTTTGCAGTATTAAATGATTTTTGTGAAAAAGAATACGTTAGTTTCTTAAAGCTTCCAGCAGAAGAAAAGGGGAAAAAGACAAGTGACAGAAATAGAATATTTACAGCAGATGATTTGCAAAAGCTTTGGGATAATCTTTATAAGGAAATTGATAGATTTAAAGTATTAGATATTATATTAGTAGACTGCTACACTGGATTAAGAGCAAGTGAACTTTTAAATATAAAAAATGAAAGAGTTTTTCTTGAAGAAAGATACATTGATATTACAAAATCAAAAAGTAAAGCAGGTATAAGAAAACTTCCTATATCTGATAAAATATATGATATAATAAAGAAAAGATATAATCCTGATGCAGAATTTTTATTCACTAGATATGATGGAGCTAAATTAACATATGATACTTATGATTATCAATTCAGAGAACTTATGAAAGATTTGGGAATAGATTATCATACAGCTCACGATTGTAGACATACATTCGCAACATTATTATCTAATGCTGAGATAGACAAAGAAATAATTATAAAATTGACTGGTCATAGTAGTTATAAAATCACATCTGAAAAATATATTCATAAAACTTTAAAAAACTATCGTGATGCAATTAATAAAATATAATTTGTTACTTATTCGTTATTTATTAATTATTTTTATATAAATTTACCTACATCATAAATATAGAAAATACAGTATATTCAAGTCTTAAAATCTTAAATATAAATTATAGTTTAATTTCTACAAAAANNNGATAGTTTGTTGACAGTAATTATAGTTTTTAATAATAAAAAATCCTAATAACTTCTTTGGTTACTAGGATTTCTTTAATTTCTATATTTGATTAATTGCTTTTTTCATATCATCATAATTCTTATGAACATAGATGTCTAAGGTTGTTTTATATCTTTTATGTCCTATCATCTTAATTATTAGCTCTTTATTTACTTCAGCATTTACCAATAAAGTAGCAAATGTATGCCTTGTATCGTGTAATGTATGATATTTCAATTTAAGGTCTTTACATAGTATTCTAAAGTGATTATCAAATGAATCATACTTATAATGCTTATTATCAGAAGTAGTAAATAGATATTCATTGCCTTTATACATTCTATTAGTTATTAATGGAAGTAATTTATCATGTATTGGTATAGTTCTGATACCATTTACAGTCTTAGAATTTATAATCTTTATTGCCTTTTCTTTTAAGTCTATATCCTTGACTTTAATATTTAATAGCTCCCCTATTCTAAGCCCTGTATAACACAGTATAAGGACTATATCAACGATTTTTCTTTTATCTTTGTATAAATTATTCCATAAGATTTCTAATTCTTTATT